GATTTTGAGATAGCTCGTCTTAAAAATTGTGGTGAGTTAATGAAATCTGGAATTCGATTCGCACCTAATACAAAATATGCAAGGATATGTGCAGACGTTCAAGTACAAGGTGTAAACTTTATGGTTCCACATGTACATAAGATTCCTAATGCGAAACCCAAAGTTAGCACTGATGCGTCAGTGTTAAGTCTTCCTATTTCTATTGGTGATTAGTACCCACAATCTTCTTCCACCTATAAAACATGGCTTGTAAATGCCATGACTGTGCCAAACTTTTTGCACCCTCTTCTAAACGTCGAAGATCTCTCGGGTCGTTGGTGTACTTTTTATAATCTTCTCGCCAATCAATTTCTTTGTAATTTGTCACGTTCTTTTAAAATTATTTTTTGGGTAGTTTGAAAGGAGGTAATCCTCTCTTCTCTCTATACTTATTAGTTTGAATTTCATTAGCAGATAGTTTAGGAGGTTCTTTTCCTAATAACTTCTTAACTTTTTTAATGATCTGTTTGACAATTGGTTTAACAACTTTCAATAGGAAAGGAGTGGCAGTCGCAGCTGCAGTTGCTACGATAGCAATTGATGCTGTTGTTGTGACTTGGTTTGTAGATGGTATTCCTTTAATAAATTGATCAACAACAGTAATCTCTTCTTTGATTGGTATACATTCTTTTCCAACCAATCTATACTCAATAATTTTTTTAGTACCACCATCGGTAAGAGTACCGATTGGTTCCTTTAATTTTTGTGCTTCTGTAGGACACTTCACTGAAGCAGTATTAGTATCCTTTGGTATTTCAGGTGAATCTACCTCTGGTGATTCTGGTGATCTCACAGGAGGTACTTCTGCTTCTCCTGTAAACTGCAGTTCATCTTTATTATAATCAATAGGATTATAAGATGGCATTCCAGCATCACAATATGTCCTGACACCTTTTGGGTCAGCAGTCTCAAGCATATTGTTTTCATCTACATCATGTGCTTCTACACAACCAGGCATATCGACAATCGGTATGCCTACCTCTGTAGTTACAGGAGGATAGATAGGGATTGCTTGAGGTGGATCTAACAAATAATCAGGAGTGAAAGGGATTTTGATAGTATCAATCTCCCCTCCTCTCAATATAATTTCAGGAATTTCCATCAACAATCATTAAATACACTACCAATTTGTGATCCTGCCTCAGATCCTGCTTTGTTACCTAGAAGTAACGCCCAACCACCAGCTAACCAACCCACATAGGGGATGCCAGAAAGGGCAGGAACAGCAACGCCAGCAGCAATAGCACTACCTGCCATTGCACCTTGACTCCGTGCGCCAGCGTCCGCCACGATGCACTCTACTTCTTTCGCAGACTTTCCCTGCTCATTAGTTGCACCTCCTAGGTTTCTAAACCCATCCATAGTGAATTGATCACGACGATATTCTAGACGGTCTTCTATACCACCACCAAACAGTCCTTTCTTATTTTTTAAAAGATCTAGTGTTTGTTCAGATTCTAAGATAGCAGGATCGTTTGCTCTAAAATCAATTTGGTATCCATCTTTACCTGCTTTGATACTATAAGATGAATACTCCCCGTGAGGAATATTGATAGTAGGAACCTGTGGAGTATTGGGTCTTCTGAATACATAACCTAACAATCCGATATGTGCTACTGCGAATAAACCTCCAACAGTAGCAGCAACAATCTTTAATTTAGTCATGATCAGAATGGCAATGCAGAACCACCAATGTCAGGAATAGCTCCACCAGTTTGACTAGGTAGTTCTGGCATAGAACCACCAACTAAACCAGGAAGTGAACCTGTAACTGCTTCAGTTACTGCCTTTGTAATTTTTCCTCTAGCATCTTCTACCAGTGTATCTTTATTCATATAAAGATATGTTCCACCACCCACAACTGTGAGTGATACTACACCACTGAGAATAGCGATTGCGTTAATAATTTTTTGCATAGTAATTACATTTTGTAAGTGTCATCTTTATCCGAGGTCGTAATCTTAACAGGTGCTTGTTCGATTCTAATTGTTTGTGAAGGAGCAGTTTGTGCTGCCTTCTCAATCAGTCTCTCCATCTGTTCTTTAGTGATACCACCACCATTACCACCACCACCATCTCCTGCTTTCTTTGCTGCTTGCACACCAAAAGTAGCTAAAACTCCAGTAAAGACCGAAGCTATGAAAGTTGGATCGAGTTTCTGCTCAGGAATTCCCAAGGCAGGAGGTAGTTTAATATACGCCAGAGTAAGAATTCCACCAGACCAAACAAGAATACCAAGACGGACAAAGGTAGAGAGAATTGCAAGTTGTTCTTCCTTATCGTCTGCTGCTTCTTTCAGTTTACCAAGAATACCTTTCTTTTTAGGTTCTTCTTTCTTTACTTCTTCTGACATATCTCCCACATAATACAACAGCTCTATTTATCCTACCAAGTATCCCCAGAAAACAGATTCGCCACCACCTTTAAATTTAATAGTAGAATAGTTTCCATTGCGGTACATACAAACTGTATCGCCAGCAGCTAATTGCAATAGGTGAGTGGGATTATATGAATTATACATCGAATTGAAATTAGCATCAGTTCTAGTTCCACCTTCACTTTCAACCAATGTTGTAGAACCATTTACTATGAAAGTAATATACATCCAATTAGATCCACTTGTAAGATAACCGCTACTAATTCCATTAGGAGCTTCTAATTGTAATTCTGCTCCGAACAGATACGTACCAGCAACTGGTGCTGTGAATTCACTAGTAGAAGTATTAAAATTACCACCCCTATCCATATTTTCTTCGTCAAAAGGAATTTTTGTCCAACCGTCTGTCGCTACATTCCAAGTGGTTTCATTAACAGAATACCTAACAATAAATGCTGGTTGCCTTGGTTTTGTTACTTCGCCAGCAGTATCTATACGAAGTGCTTCACCTGTAGCTACCTTAAATGATAGCGCAGAAGCGTTAGTTCCATCATTAATGCTAGGATTAAGTATTGCAGACCAGTTATTACCAGTACCATTATAAAATCTTATTGAATAATCTGTTCTATGACTAAATGATAGTTGTCCATCAAATAAATCCAATTCAGTTCTAGGACTAGCACTACTTCCAATGCCAACATCACCAAGAAACGTGGCGCTGCCTGCTGATGTGATAGAAGCTTTTACTGTCCCATTTAATGCGGCGTGGAAGCAACCATCGCCCGATACAGTACGGTCAACCTTACAAACACCACCAAGAGTGGCGGCACCGTTTGCTGTAATGGATAATTTCTCTGTTTTTGTACCGCCTATATCAGAAAACAGTTGGAAAGTTTTCGATGCTGCGTTTGTTGTTTGAGAGTAAAGATCAACTGTGGAATCCGTTAGATCTATGTTGGCACCAACTTCCAAGGATCCACCAAACTTAGCATCACCACCAGTCCAAACTAGATTATTACTACCATCAATCTCTAACTTATTACTACCCTCAATTAATTTATCAGTAGGAGTAACACCCAGTCCAATCCACTTAGCTCCATCCCATTTGTATGTGATAGACCCTGCAGTAAAAGTATCATTTGTACTGGGACTAGTGGGAAAATTGATTGCCATTTGAGTTTAGATTAGAGATACCCTGATGTATTTATCCAATCAATATGATACTAACATTCCACTATATTGAGTATACTTTCCATCACTATCAAAATAATGATTACCGCCATTATTGTAAGATCTAAAAGTAACTTTATCTCCAGCAACCAAAGGAATTAATGCAGTAAAAGTTTTATGTCTCCAACTTTGACCGTTACCATAAGTTTCATACGCTCTAATATATTCTGTCGCATTAACATAATACTGATTAACAATTACACTATTAGAACCTGAAAGACCTTGTGTTCTCATGTTAGAGGTAAAAGTAAAATAATATAGTCCACCAATAGGAGCTGTGTACTCTCCTGTTGCAGTGCTGTATGCACCATAATTGTCATACTTTACATCTTCTGGTATGATAATAGTACCAGGACTACTGTTGTCCGTGATTATAGAATTCTGACCACCTTGGTCATTATCGTTGTTTAATTGAACAACAAACGCAGGAACTTTAGATGGTTTGTCTAGAAAAGCTTGCTCACCAAGGAATTGGTTGAGTGGAATATCCTGTGGTCCTGTTCCGATATTAGTAGCCATTGTTCTAAGAAGAAAGTAGTTGGAGTTGAGCGTTGGTGAGACGCTTGGGGTAATAAGTTAACCTCTGAATATGTCCATTCAGATATGCTTGTGGAGATGGTTTATAATATCCAATTGAAAGATGATCATTATCTCCAGATACAAGACCAGCAGTGTCAGTTTGAGTTGCTGTTCCATTAAATGATACAGCAAAATCATTTTTTTTAATCGCAAATGCAACTTTCATTTTTGTATTTGCGACAGTCACTGGATCTCCAGATGCTTTAAAGAAACATACATTAGCACTACTATTAATTGATGTAGCTACAAGTGTATTTCCATATGCACCATTTCTATCTAACAATCTAAAAGGTGCTTCTGCAGTTCCAGAGTCGGGTGCTACTTGATAAGTATAAAGATTATGAGTTGCAGAAATACCTTCTAAAATACTATGAGATGAAACTATCGTACCCTCAGATTGATTATAAAATTCGTCAAAACTTTCACCATCAATATATGGTGAATCAGCTTGTCTAGTTACAGATGAGGACGAATCTACAGAAGGAATGTATGAAGTAGCAAAACTACCATCTTCTATTTGTGCTCCATATACTAATACTTCATCATCACCATTTGCATATTGCTGTGATCCACTAGTCGGATCACCAAATCCAAATCTAAATCCAGAATTTATAGTATTAGTAGCAGATCCTTCAACCCTACAAATTATTCTATACCATCCATCTGTATATGTTTCAATAGATGTAGTAACTGTTAAATTTCCTGATGCGGTATAATCTGTATGAGAAGTAACACCAGTGTCTATATCAACATAAACATATAAATTATCAGCAGAAGCAACAGTAGTTTGCAGGAAAAATTTTGAATGATTAATCTTTTTAACAAAGACACTCATAATATAACTGGTCGTACTTACATTACCATTTATTGACCAACCACCATGAGACTGACTGTTAGACGAAGGAGTATTTTTTGCTAATTTATAAGCATCATTACTACCAGTTAAAGAATTTGCTTGTCCTGAAGTTACTACTAAATTAGATTGACCAGGACCACCATAAACAATATTAGTCCTACTCTCTTCAATCAACAGTCCCAAACTCTCTAAAGTTACTGGGTCATGGTCAAAGCGTGCTTCATTATTACCAGCAGTTTTAATCCGTCCATCACGACCAACATAAGTGCCAACAGATGCTCTCGTAAATGTAATACGAGGATCTAAAGCACGAGCTCTAGCAAAGTTCAGATTCAACGATGGTTTAATCGTTGGATAATCTGCTGTGACTTCAATAGAAGAAGTAAATACTGGCATTCTAAACTATGCTCCTTGTCATTTGTATTTATTGAGTTAGTGTTTGAAGTTGAGCGTTGGTGAGACGCTTTGGATAGTAAGTGAATTGTTTTATGTGTCCGCTGGTCATACCACCATAATGATAATTTCCAAATCTTACTCTATCAATGAGCGTAGTTATTCCTCCACTATTATCTGTTAATGGAGCACCACCATTAACGACAGAAGAAAAATCATCCAATTTATACGCAAAAGATTGTCTAAATTCTGTGTTAATTGTTACTCCAATATTATGAGTTTTAAATGCTGAAGTTATTCCGCTACTGTTATACCAAGCACCAACATGTCCAGATCCACCGCCACCAGCATTATATCCCATCGCAATAAAACTAGCAGATACGTTTGAAGTGTCTTCAAATGCTACTGCTACTTGGTTAGATGCAGTAAGATCACCAATGTCTGTAGATAATACCAATGTCCCTTCATTCTTGTTATACCAGCTGCTAAAGTTTGTTCCTTCAATAGTTGCGGTGTCTGCGGCACGAGTCGCTGTGCTTCCGCTGGTGGGGATGTAGGAGGTTGGGAAGGAACCCTTTTCTAATTGCATAATTGCAAAGTCAGCATCATCACCAAAACCTCCAGTGATAGAACAATTCATCGAAATGGAAACTGCTTGGGAGAATGTAAATTCAAAAGATACAAATTCTCCATCGGTTGTTGGAGTGTAAGTAAAACTATTAACACCAGAGACAGGAGCATTTAATCCATCAATCCATTTAATAAAAATATTTCCTGTTTGACTACCAGCTCTTATGAATCCAGTAAGATAATACTTATCTCCTGCTGAAACATTATAATTTGCAAAATCACTAGCAAAGTAAAATTGATTTAAGTTGACAGATTTATTATGGATTTCTTTTCCTCTAAAAAAATCTCCAGTTGCTGTTCCACCAACAGTTTCACTATTTTCAAAAAAATTAGTTCGACTCTCTTCAATCAATAGACCTAAGCTCTCACCAGTTGTTGGATCGTGATCAAAGCGTGGTTCATTTACACCAGCAGTTTTGATTAGTCCACTAGCACCAACATAAGTGCCAACAGATGCTCTCGTAAATGTAATACGAGGATCAAGTGCTCTGGCATTAGCAAAATCTAATCTTAGTGATGGTTCAATCGTAGGGTAGTCATCACTAAATTCAAAGTCGGATGTAATTAAAGGCATCAGTTTACCTCCGTAAGGTTAAACTTATACTTCTTACCACTCCTCCTATTGATTAGGAACAGGTCATCTTCACCCTCTTGAATTGTATACTGACCCCAGGTTCCATCTACTTCATTAGCAGCACCCTCGTTAGATAGTTGAAGGTCAGCAGAGTAGATGTTCGCCCAACGCTTAGTTGCTGAACCAAGATCACTGGTAGCATCAGTAGCTGGTGTAATATTTCCTTCAATAACTAAATTAGTTGGGAGTCCATATGGATTAGTGTCAACCCATTGAGAACTAGATCCATCATTATAATAGATAAAGAGGCGACCATCATCAGTATCATACCAAAGGTCCCCTTCACTTTGAGTTGCTGGTGGTCCACTGGATACTGCTGCTGATCCACCAAGAGCACTCCAAGATTGATTAGGAGAAGCACCAGAATATCCCTCAAATTTATTTGTCTCAGTATTATATCTCAGCATACCAACAAGTGCTGCAGTATTTCCAGTCTCTCCAGCACGATTTGCAGTTGCACCAACTGGTAGCTTAACCTCACCTGTTCCAGTAAAGTTGAATGATGTTGCACCAGCACCAGTAGTTGCACTACCTAAAGTATATCCAGCAGTTCCACCAGCAACATCAATCTGTCCTGCTGCTGCTCCTGCATTAGGTCCGATGGTTGATGTATTTGGATCTGCAATTTTAATTGCATTCAGTGAGAAATACTTTCCAGAAGCAAGATCAAAGTGTTCAGAAGAAACCCAAGTGTTATATGTGACACCAGCGTCTGCTCCCTTCCAGAGAATCGACTTGTCAGTGGTGCCTTTAACGATCATACCACCGTCAACAGCTGCAGCATCAGAAGGACCAATGGCAGTTAATGTAATCTGTCCACTACCAGTGATGTTGTTAGAAAGAACAGCAGCGTTAGCAGTGATAGAAACAATTGTTGTGTTTGGCGGAACTGTAAATCCATTTGTAGAAGTTGTAACTTCCATGCCAGGAATCAAACCTGCAGTGGGGTTGATTGCAGTAATGTTTGCAGTGCCAGTAACAGCAGTAGCTACAAACTGTCTACTTACAACGTATGCAAGTTCAATATTTTTATCAGCAATTCTTACAATATTAGATTGAGTAATTGTCTGTTGTCCTAGAACATTCAAATTACCTTTAACTGTTAGATCAACGTCAACAGTAACATCATTATTGAAAGTAACATCAAAGTTTGAATCACCTCTGACCCATGCTTGACCACCTGAACCAATAACAAGTTGGTTGTCTCCACTAATATTAGGTGGACGGAATGTTACATCACCAGAGTTTTCATTGTATGCAGGACCAATAAGAACGTTACCGTCACCAAAAACATCGAAACCAGCATAGTGTCCAATACAGACGTTGTGATTTCCATCAACGTTTTGCTCTAATGCATTGTTACCAATACCTATGTTCTTACTTCCAGCAGTATTGACCAGTAGTACATCTTTACCCAGTCCAATATTGTTTGCGCCGATACCATTTGCTCTTAAAACCCTGTGTCCAAAAGCTGTATTGGATGCACCTGAATTTGTTGTGAATAATGTTTCATATCCATAACCAGTATTTTGAGATCCAGAAGTAACGCTGTTGAGTGTTCTTACACCCATTGCAGTGTTTGTATTGACAGCACTACCACCACGTCCAACTCTCATTGGATCAGTACCAGTTCCTCTGATTAACAGGTCAGCATTTTCAGAGTTAAACTGTGCATTACATAAAAGATTATCAGTTGAAGCACCACCTACTGTCAGGTCTTCGTTTACAGTTACACTTTGATTGAATGTTGTTGTACCACCAGCAGCACCAATTGTAATGATGCTAGCTGCACCTGCCATGGTTAGATTAGTTACACCAGAATTCAATAAATTAAATCCAGGTGATGTTGTCGTAATACCAGTTAAGATTGTTGGGTTTGTTTGGAATACTAACTTATCAAGACCAGTAGTATCTGTAATCAAACCACGTAACTGTGTGGATGTTGTTGATGCAAACGATGCTAAAGTATCTGATGTAAATGCAACGTTACCACCCTGTCTAAAGTTTACACTAATAGAAGAGGTACTGTTATCAGATGTAAGAACAAGATCTCTATCAACATCCAGAGTTTTACTTGTAGCAATATCTAAAGTTGCAGATGCAGTAGAAGCAATCTCAAGTCCATTGATCGATGTAGCTGTAGCTGCTCCAAGAATAGGTGCAGTTAATGTTGGTGCTGTAAGAGTTTTGTTAGTTAAAACTTGCGTCTCACCTTCAGTAACAAATCTTTTCTCTACGGAACCATCCCACGATCTCCAGTATCCAGAAGACTCATTCCATTGTAGAGAAACATATGATGTAATGTTACCTGAAGGATCAGATGTTCTGTTAAGAGTGATGCCACCATTAGCACCAGTAAGATTAACACCCTTTCTTAATTCAATATCATTATCTTCTACTTGTAAAGTAGAAGTGTTCAGAATTGTTTGAGTTCCCTCAACAACTAAGTCTCCATTAATTGTGACTGTAGATCCATTGTCAGTAATTAAAGTATCTGTTAACTGTAGGTTACCTGCATCCCATTTCATTACAGTGTTACCACTGAAATTACTATAGTTTTTAATTCTAAAATCTACTCCAGAAAGAATTACACCACCAGAAGCAGTTAGCGTAGCACCTGTATCGTCGTTAGCAGATGTGAATGTAAATGTAGTGACACCAGCAACTGTTTGTGAGCTAACACTAGTTGCTCCAGCACCTGAGAACTGGAAGTCACCAGAAGAAACTACTCCGTTATTAGCACCTAGTTTGGTAATAGTATCTGTGTCTATACTTGCAACAGAGATAGTGTTACCAGCTTGTGATACTGTAACATTTGTACCACCAGTAATTGTTGTGTCACCAGTTACGAATGATCCTGCGCCGCCACCCTTGAGTCTAGTGATAGTATCAGTAGAATCATATGTAATAGTAGGATCACCATTACCATCAATACCTTGAGCTACTGTACTTGCACCAGTAGCTAAGAAAGTAAAATCTGCATCAGCAAATACCTGACCAGTAGTTGCTCTCAGTCTAGTGATAGTATCAACATAACTAGACGTAATTGTAATTGTTTTTGTTGCTGCGTCCTGAGAAATAATAGAGGATCCTGCAGCTGCAATAGTAATATCACCACTCTGTGCTGTACCACCAGTAGCAGATTGTAGTGTAGTTACAGTATTGTCATCTTCTTGATAACCAGAAATTGTGATAGCCTCACCACTTCTATCAAGGAATAAACTAAGTGCTTTGTTACCAGCGGGAACAGATGAAGGAACTCCAACTGCAAGAATAACATCATCATCAACACCTGCACCAGCGTTACCACCAGATGTTAATCTAATAATTTTTTGAGAAGCACCAGAACCATCTTGAGCAGAGATAGCGTAAGTAGTATTGTTGTCTGGAGTAGTTACTGTTCCGCCTAGAGCAATAGCGGTTCCGTTTACAGTAATCTGTGAGTTAATTAATGAGTTGTTTGGTATGTTGGTTAATGTGTTGAGCGTACCAACAATAGTACAACCTTCAAGTGATTTATTTGTGAGAGTTTGTGTTTGTGTAAGGTATACGTTACCTGGCGTTCCCCAGAAAACTGACGTTCCATCACTCGTCAGATATTTACCGCTACCAGCGTCTCCACTGATAACAAAATTGTTACCTGTAAGGTCTAAATTATCTCCAGAAATCAGTTCTTCAATCTTTTGTGAAACTGGATTTACAATTAACGGAAAGCGGTCAGCCATTTAACTACCAACAAATACTAGTGCTCAGGTTTATTTATGTATTATCCTTTAAGGTCCAACCGCAGGTTGGAATAAAGTGTTCCTACGTGGGTATGCTAATGAGTTTTGATTTAGTTTTCTTCTACCCTTAAAATCATCAGCTACTCCAGCGATACCACCACCTGACCAGTCACCTGTGCCCTGCCACCTAGTAAATTTATACTCAATAGTATTATTTAATGTGCCTGCTGCACATGAATCATCAGCAAATGATCCTGGTGGTGGAGTAGAGAAATCATCTACCTGAATAATACCAAGCATACTAGCATGAACACTACATTGATAGTAGTAAGTTCCTGCTGCTGCAGGAGTCCAAGCAACAGTTGTTGTTCCCGTAGCTCCATTGTTAGGAATAGTAGGATTGTTTACATCCGCTCCGCCAGGAGACTGTCTCACTTTGAATGGGTGAATACTACCAACTCCACTCAAATTAAAGTTAATTGTATCACCTACGAAAATCCTAACAGTAATATCGTTACCACTAATAGTTCCGTCTCTAGTTTGACCGTTAAGAGTATAGTAAGCAGAACTTGGTGCTGTAACAGTCACATCATATGTAAGAGCAATAGATCCACCCCCAATACCTGTGTCAAAAGTCATTAAGTTTTCTTGATGACCTCTTTCAATAACACCAAAAGCATCTTCTTGAGTAAATCTATTCTTTCCAGTAGCAGCACATGCGATGATACCAGCAACTTGTGGACTCGCCATGCTAGTACCACTAATAGGATACATCCAGTCGCCAGTTCCTTGACTATATTTTACATCAACTAATCCAATACCTGCATAGTCACCAGTAATTGTAGCAGGGTTTGGCCAGGAAGAAAGAATATTTTGTCCAGCAGCGAAGATATCTACACCAGTTCCATAGTTAGAAAAACTAGCTCTCCTCTGATTTGCATACTTACTTACTGCACCAACAGAAATAGCGTTGGGAGATGATGATGGAGATGAACCTCTATTGTAATATAATTGACTACCACCATTCACTCCACTAATTCTGACATAGTTATTCCAATCTGCTTCACCATCACGAACAACATTAAAATTATCATTACCTGCAGCTGAAATAATGACAACTCCATCTTTAATAGCATCCTCAACGTCTGCATTGATTGAGGTGTAGTGTACAGGAAATTTTGTTTTATATTGTCCAATACCAAAATCAACTTCAATACCGTATATGTTCCAACCAGATGGTCCTGGATTAGATGAGTTATAAATCACACCTTGGTATTGGATTTCAATGATGTCAGCAATACTAAAACCGTTTGGGAATGTTTCACTATTAGCAGAGATTCCATATCCCCAACTATGATTAGTGATAGTAGGTCTTCTAATTCCTAGGTTATCATCAATTGCTTTACCAGTATGAAATGCTCTGAGGTAATCAAAAATTAACAGTCCTGGTATAGATTGACCCGAAGGCATTGTTCCAAGAACTTGTAGACCATATATGTTTGCTGCTGACGCCCACCCATAGTTACCACCAGCTACTGTTCCAGCAACGTGTGTACCGTGTTCAACAGTATTTGTTCCATTAGTGTAATAAGTTACAGATCCAGTAGGTAATGTCTGTCCGTCATCATCAATAGATCCTACTGCAGCATTAAGATTATTAAACCATTGATATTCTACAAATCTATTTGTAGTTCCTGCTCCTTGTAGTGGTTGTCTATTAACTCTATTCAACCACTCACCACAATCACTAGACACGGGATCATCACAGATAACTACATCAACTTCAGAACCATCATTGTGCCAGATAACATCATCTCCAATTTTTTCTGTCGCACCTGCTCCAAAATTATTCTTATCTCTATTAGGAAATCCAATACTGTATACACCAGCATGATGATATAGTCCCCAGTTGGTATCTACAGATGGATCAATTGTAACAGGTGCAATAGTATCATCTTTCCAATATTGACCTGTTAATTGAATAGTAGAATGATTTAAACTAGTGGGATATGAATGGCGAACCATCTCGTATCCAGCATCCTCAGGATTTAATTCTACATCCCACACTCTAGGATCTTGTTTTAATTCTTCTGCTTGTTCGGAAGTCATCCAATAATGAGTGCATCTACTCATTGGACGCTTCATGTTTAGACGAAAACCATTCTCTACCATCTCTGAATAGAAAGCTTCTAAGTCTTCTCTCTTATGAAGAGTGACGATGTAGATTTTTTCCGACATATCAAGCCTCGATTGTGATGTACGTAAGGGTTACCTGTATGTTATTAGTAGAACCACTTCGGTTTACAATCTTTGCGTAAGTAGTATTCTGACCAGCACCACCAGAGTTAAAACAAATAACTCCTGGTGTAATCAATTGAGTAGTATTACCAGTTGTAATTACCTCTGCAAGAACTCCTGATCCTGGTAAAGGATCATTAGTAATAGCTCTAGTAGAATCATTTGTTCTGCTAGTAGTATCACTATAAAGAGTTACCCATGCAGCATGTGATGTTGCGATAGAAAGTAATGCATAACCCGAAGGTGTTGTAATAGAAACATCAGAAGAACCTGCATTAGCAATCGATTGTGTTACAGATGCTGTAGTTCTTGATTGCAATCCACCAGCAGTCCATGTTACACCACCAGCTCCATCACTCGTCAAGACTTGTCCACTAGTACCATTAGTTGATGGATAGGTTAGACTACCAGCAGTAAGAACACCATTAATAGTTACACCAGTAGAAGTAGTTGCAAGTCTTTCAACTTCTGTAGTGAGACCAGTAGCATAATATAATTTAATTCCACCTGTGGTTCCAGCACTAGTGTTTGTTTTCAACAAAGAAGATCCTTGATAACTTTGGATCTCTACATCACCAGCAGCACGTAAAAGGATTGCACCTCCAGTAAATGTATTCTGGAATGTTATGTCATTTGTTCCACTAGGAAGGATGGTTTGAGATGTACCACCAATATCAAGTCGTCCAACCTGAACTGTATTTGTTGTAGTAGCACCTCTACCAGTTACAGTATCAAGAGTGTCTGCTTCTGCTGTTAGGTAACCAGAAAGATTAGGAGGAGTGTAAGTAAATACACCATTACTATTGTTATATGAAAGAGATGTGCTACCTGCAGATGCATTGGTAACACTAAACAAAGTTCTGTCAGTTGCACTAGCACCAGCTCCTGCTGCTTCCCACGACGATCCATTCCATACGTAAATAATACCCGCTACGTTATAGGTGTATGAACCGTCAGTTGCCTGCCCTGCTGTTGAGGGAAAATTGATTGCCATTTCTTATGATGCTCCTTCCGTATTATTTAGAATTACCATGTTGTAAGTGCTGCTCTCTTCCAAGTATTATTAGAGATGCAGATGTAAACATAACCAGAATCATATCTAATGTCACCAGGAGTTCCAGTATCTGTAGCAGAAGATGGAGCAGATGAAGATGCAATTCTATCTTGAGTTAGTGGTGGATTAGTGTCAACCCATTGCGTCGTATCAGTATCCTGATAATAAATCTTGAGGCGACCAGTATCACTCTCCCACCATAAATCACCAGCGGTTGCAGCAGGTGGTGTGTCAGAGATAGTAACACTAGCACCACCTCCTCCACCACCAGTAGTGACAGATCCATCTGCCATCAAATACTCAGATGATGTACCACCACTCTTGACAAAAGAACCTGAAGTGAGAGCACCAGTGACTGTTACGCCAGTGGAACTAGTCTCTAATTTTTTCAAGGATTGATAATATAATCCCGCAGTTCCAGTTGAACTACCTACGAAAGTAATATGCGAACCACCCGTACCACCAGAATACAATCCAAGTGTAGTGCGAGCAGCAATGTTTAGACCACCACCACCAGTGCCACCGTTGTTGTCAATATTTCTAATATATGCTTCATTACCTGAAGCAAAAATTTTGAGGTAATTGTCATTCCCAGCAGAAATATTTAAATCTCCACCGTTGGAAACATCACCTATCGTGATCGCATTATTAGTTTGAGCACCTCTACCTGTTACAGTAGCAAGTGTATCAGTTTCAGAACTGATGTAGTTAGGTGTCCAGTTTACCCAGTTAGTACCATTGTATTGTAGTAGTTGACTATTAGATGCACCAGTGATGTTGACATCAGTGTGATTAGAAACTGCACCATATCCAACTAGGTAACCTTGCGATCCATGATTACCCCATGCATATGCAGAGTTCCAATTAGTAATTTGTGCAGAAGTT